GTGGCACAACAGGTTGGCCCTTGCCCTTCCAGTCGAGGCTCTACCCGTGCTTGCTGCCGCCCGCGCCGCCCTCGCAGAGAAGGAGGAGAAGTGATGAGTGACATTGTGGATACGCTGCGCGGGCTCGGCAGGTACCAACCAAGTCCGTTTCTAAAAGCCGCCGACGAAATCGACCGTCTCCGCGCCGAGGTCCAAGAGCAGGCGCGCATCAACGGCATGGGAGCTGAGCGAGAGCTTGCGTTGCAGGCAAAAATAGCGCGGCTGCGGGAGGCGCTACGAGAGATCGCTGAAAGCGACGATGTGGATAACGCTCTTGACCCGCACCGCAACAAAAGGCTCGCCCGCGCCGCCCTCGCAGAGAAGGAGAAGAAGTCATGATAACGACCACACTCAACCGCATTCGCGCGCACTCCCCCTGCGGAGAAGGCTGGGCAAAGCTCCTAGCGGGCCTAGGCAAGACCAAAGCCGACGATGAGATGCTTCCCTTCGCCACTATTGTAAAAATCAACGGACTTGACGACGCTATTTGGTGCTGCTGCGCTGAACCTCAGTACGACCGCGAGTGGCGACTTTTTGCTGTTTGGTGTGCTCGACAGGTTCAGCACCTCATGACTGACACGAGATCGGTCACGGCGCTAGATGTAGCAGAGTGGTACGCTAACGGAGAGGCGACAGACGCAGAACTATTCGTCGCACGGGCTGCCGCACGGGATNNTGCCGCACGGGATGCCGCATGGGCTGCCTCACGGGCTGCCGCATGTGCTGCCGCATGTATTGCCGCACGGGATGCCGCATGGGCTGCCGCATGTATTGCCGCACGGGATGCCCAGATTGTTGAGTTCTTGCGTTTAGTCAACGAGACGCCTGCCCGCGCCGCCCTCGCAAAAGGAGGCGAGCGTGAGTGATATCGTGGAGAGGCTGCGATATTGGGGTGCTGACGACGATGGATGGCTTCTTATTGACGAGGGTGCCGCAGAAGTGTGCTTGCAAGCCGCCGACGACATCGAACGTCTCCGCGCAAAAAACGCTCAGATGCGGGAGGTGTTGGAAGACCTGACGCGCGAGTGTAAAGAGCACTGCTTTGATGAGTGCCAGTCAGATTGTAAGCGAATTACTCAGTGTCGTTTGTTCAAAGCCCGTGCTTTCCTCGCAGAAACGGAGCCGAAGGCATGAGCAACAGCTACCAAGCTATTATCGCCGCGTCCGGGATGACAGAGCGCAAGTGGCGACTAGTGCGGCAAGCCTGCCGAGCGCAGGCGCGCGAGCGCGGCGAAGACGTCATGGCGATATACGCTCGCGAGGGCGTACTGACGCCGCGTGAGAAGCAAACGCTGGCCGATCCTGAGTGCGCAGAGAAACGCAAGGTCTGGCGCACTAACAAAAAGCTCGCCGCCGAGAATGCAAGTCTGAAAAACATATTAAACGATCTGTTGTGCGAGGCCGAGGACGTATTCAACTGTATGGCAGATATGGCTGGCATTGATCGACACTCCTACCCGGAGCCCTACAAGCGTGCCCGCGCCGCCCTAACAGAACAGGGAGAGAAGTGATGAGGGACACGCTTTCCGACAGGCTACGCCAGATGACGGTAGACACCAACGAAGAGTTGGACACGTTGTGGGAAGCCGCTGACGAAATTGAACGCCTTCAGACAGTCGTTCAAACAGCCTTCGGGCTTTTGTGGCACGACTGGATAAATGAGGCTCGCGTTCATCTGTCCAAGAACATGTCAATGGACGACAAGGCTAAGGGGATTGGGATCGCGAAGACATATCCAACGGACAAGGGTCCGGTTGAATTGCCAGCACCAATTGCAAAGGCTCTTTTGGCGTTGAACGAGGCGGCGAGTTCGCTGCACTGGGAAGACGACGAAACCGGCTGGGTAAAATACCGCGCGGCGGAAGTTACACTGCGGCATTGGGCCGAGGGCGTTGATGCATGGGTGAAGGAGCTAACATGACGACGGGTGATCTCGTGGCGCGGTTAACAGCCAGAGCAAATCTGACATACAGCTATCCAATAGAGGACATCTTGCTTCTTCGGGGTGCTGCCAACGAAATTGAACGCCTCCGCGCCGCCTTGAGGCGGATTTTGGAACTCGATGTTCCTCGCCCTGTCGGCAGAGCATGGCGACAGGACGGCGCGCCGTCGAGGCATGATGCGTGCCCGCACGATCTGCGCATGTACGAGGATTGCTACGCCTGCATCGCTGAGTATGCCGGCGCGGTTCTCGAAGGAAAGGAAACCAAATAATGGTCCAGATACCTCCCGCAAAGAACGACATCGCCGTCCTAATCGACGCAGCGCATGAGGCTAAGGCCGAAAAGCCTCGCCCGCATATGGGGGCGTCTATCCTTGGACACCGGTGCGACCGCTGGATCTGGCTTTCGTTCCGGTGGGCGGTGCGCGAGAAGTTTTCCGGGAGGATGATGCGCCTGTTCCGTCGCGGGCACTTGGAAGAAGCGCAGATCATGAAGGATCTAGACATGATCGGCGTCGAGTTTTCCAAGCGGCAGGCCTACGTCAACTTCGGCTCTCACGTCTCCGGCAGTGCCGACGCCATAATCGAACGCGGCGTTCCGGAGGCGAGCGAGACGCGACACATCGCGGAGTTCAAAACGCACAACAAGAAGAGCTTTGACGCTCTTGAGCGCGATGGCGTGCAGAGGGCGAAGCCGCAGCACTGGGCGCAGATGCAGGTCTACATGCACGGAACCTTCATCGACCGCGCCCTCTATGTGGCCGTCTGCAAGGATGATGATCGCATCTACACGGAGCGCGTGAAATACGACAAGGACTTTGCCGAGAAGCTGGTCGAGCGCGGAAAGCGCCTCGCTTTGGACGAGCGTATGCCGCCGCCGATCTCGACGGACCCGTCGTGGTTTGAATGCAAGTTTTGCGCGGCCCATGATATTTGTCACGGGTCAAGGATGACGCAGGAGGTCAACTGTCGGACCTGCGCGCACTCGACGCCTAAGGAAGACTCGACGTGGCGCTGCGAGCGATTCGACGCCGACGGTATCCCGTACGAGTATCAATTGCAGGGCTGCCCCTCGCACGCCCTGCACCCCGATCTGGTTCCGTGGCGGATTTCTATGGCCGAGGGCTACTGGTCGATCAAGTACGAGATCAACGGATTAGAAGTTACCAACGGTGAAGACGGCTTTTCATCGCGCGAGATCGTCGCCAACCCGGCGGGATGCGCCAACAGCACAGTGCAAAAGGTTAAGAAAATGTGGCCCGGTTCTGAGGTTGTGAGATGAGGCCGCTTTACGAAAGCGAGGCGGATCGAACGGTAGAGAGAGAGGCTATCGAAAAGATTGCGTCCGCTTGGGGCCTTGGCTTTGCTAAGATGAAGATCTCCAATGTGATTGATTTTGCGCTTCTGGATGGGAAGAAGGTTGTGGCTGTCGCCGAAGTGAAGAGCCGCAATTACTCAAGCGCAGACATCGAACGTTTCGGAGGTCTAATCCTTAGCGCCGGCAAAATGTTAGCTGCGCAGGGCTGGGTTGCGATGTTGCGCGTACCGTTCGTCCTTGTCGTGAAGCTCACAGACGGCTTGTTCTACATGGTGATCGAGCCCGGCGCAGAGTGGCCCGAACTGAGCGTCGAGATGGCAGGGCGAAAGGACAGGAATGACTGGCAAGATATTGAGCCTTGCTGCCTAATTCCAATGAGCCTGTTTAAGGGGATATGATGAAACTCCGCGAATACCAGCAGCGCGCGATTGACGAGCTTTACGCATGGTTCGAGGCCGGGAACCGGGGCAATCCGTGTCTCGTGGCCCCGACCGGAGCCGGCAAGAGCCACATCATCGCCGCCTTGTGCAAGGGTGCGCTTCAGGCCTATCCGGAGACCCGAATCCTGATGCTAACGCACGTCCGTGAACTTATAGAGCAGAACGCCGAAAAGATGCTCCAGCACTGGCCCGGGGCTCCGATGGGCATCTTCTCCGCCAGCCTGCGGCGGAAGGATCTGGAAGAGCCGATCACGTTCGCCGGCATCCAGTCGATCCGCAACCGGGCCGAGGAGATTGGACACATCGATCTGGTCATTATCGATGAGTGCCATCTCGTCTCCCACAAGGATGAGGGCGGCTACCGCAAGCTGATCGCGGCACTGACGGGCATCAACCCGCGCCTGCGCGTGATCGGCTTAACCGCTACTCCTTACCGTATGGGGCACGGCTACATCACTGACGAGCCCGCCCTGTTCCACGCCCTTCTGGAGCCCGTGAGCATTGAGGAGCTGATCTATAAGGGCTATCTCGCAACGCTTCGTAGCAAGACGACAAAGAACAAGCTGGACGTTTCCGGGGTCCACAAGCGCGGCGGAGAGTTTATTGAAAGCGAACTTCAAGCCGCCGTCGATCAGAAGCTGACCAATGAGGCCGTGGTGCGCGAAGTCATCGAACGGGCTGGCGACCGCAAGGCGTGGTTGTTCTTCTGCGCCGGTGTAAAGCACGCGCAAAACATGGCCGACATGCTGAAGGAGTGCGGCATCGAGGCTGAGTGCGTGACGGGGGATACGCCTACCCGGGAGCGCGAGCGCATCCTTGAAGAGTTCAAGGCCGGCAAGATCCGGGCTCTGACGAATGCCAATGTGCTGACAACGGGCTTTGATTACCCCGACATCGACCTTATCGCCATGGTACGCCCCACCATGAGCGCGAGCCTCTACGTCCAGATGGCTGGGCGCGGGATGCGACCAAAGTCGCACACCGACCACTGCCTCGTTCTCGACTTCGCCGGCGTGGTGGAGACGCATGGGCCTATCACCGCAGTGCGTCCGCCCAAGAAGAAGGGCGACGGAACCGGGGAAGCTCCTGTGAAGGTCTGCGATGAGTGCGGCGAGCTTTGCCACCCGAAGGTCAAGGAATGCCCGTCGTGCGGCTTTGTCTTTCCGCCGCCGCCGCCGAAAAAGTGGAAACTGGCGGACATCGACATCATGGGTCTGGAAGGGTCCGAGATGCAGGTCACCGGCTGGCGGTGGCGCGTCCACACCAGCCGCACGAGCGGCAAGAACTTGCTTGCCGTGACCTACTATGGCGCGCTCTCTGACCCCCCGATCACCGAATACATCGCCTTCGGCTACGAGGGTGAGGCCGGAATTAGAGCCGCCCGACAGCTTGCTGCAATGTCGGCGAGCGCCGGGATCAAAAACAGTGGAATGGTGCAGCAGACCCTTGCTGACATCGCAGCCGACATGAATGCTGGCTGGCCGCCGAAGACTATCGAGTACCGGCTGGACGGAAAATATTACCGTATTATCAAGAGGTCGTGGAATGTCGAAGAAACCGCCGGAGCCTGATTTCGTCACCGCATGGCGCGAGTGGATCAAGAATGGTCCGCCGCGCTGCTGCCATACGTGCGAAAACTACAGCATCAACGGTGAGTGCGTGGTGTTCCGTATGACACCACCCACGGAGTTCGCCGCCACGACCGACCAGTGCGAGAAGTGGGAACAGGAGCTTCCGTGGTGAGCGAGCATCTTGAACAGCGCGAGTTCGTTTCGTGGTTCCGCAAGAACCACCCGGGCGTCCGGATCTTCGCCATCCCCAATGGTGGCGCGCGAAGCCTCGCCACTGCGGCTAGGCTTAAGTCTGAAGGCACATCCGCTGGAGTGCCGGACTTGTTCATCCCGGCATGGCTGGTGTGGATCGAGATGAAGCGCGTGGGCGGCGGGGCGCTGAGCCAGAAGCAAAAGGACTGGCGCGAATACCTGACCGGGCTTGGCCACACGGTCATCGTCGCGCACGGCCAAGAGGACGCCAAGGCTCAGTTGACGTCCTTGCGGCGCTGATTGTCCATCCGATTGTACTGGTCCCAGCGAATCCGGCCCTCTGACTTGAGGACAATCGGCAAACGCCACTTGTGGGGCACGGTTCCTCGCTGCCTCCACTTGGCAGTGGCGTACTTCGTAACCCCCAGATCGTGCGCGATTTGCTCAATCAGATCCCAGTTGACAACGGTCATGCCTCACCTCTCGGCAGGACGCTAGGACAGTTTGTCCCGACCGTCAAATTGCGGGACATTTTGTCCTTGACCGCCGAGCTTCCCAAGACGTATGATCCTGTCGTTGGTCAATAAAGGAAACACCATGAAGTTTCTTGTCACGATGAATATGTCGTCTAACCAAGGAAAGCCGGTCCATCAGATGACCTGCGAAGTAGAGGGGGTTAATACACTGCAAGATTTTCACAGGATCTTGCATAATCAAGACTATCTTCTGGTTAGCGAATACTACTTCGACTACGAATCGAAGGTTCCTACGTACGGCAAACCTTCGTACGGCGGCAAGTATAGCCTTCGCGGGCGGACCATCATCAACTGCGCCCTCATCGGCAAGGTTCGCGAACTGGAGGAGCGCCAGTGAGGCCTGCTGACGTTCTGGTCGAGTGCGTCACGCTGATCGGGGAGCGCGGGCAGGACTATGGCGGCGTGGAGGACAACTTCCGCCGCATCGCGTCCATCGCGACTGTCGTTCTCAAAAAGGAAGTGACGCCGTGGGATGTCGCCATGGTGCTGGCCGCCACCAAGCTGGCGCGCATGGCGGGGGCTCGCGACAAGCGAGATAACTATCTGGACGCTATCAACTATCTGGCTTTTGCATCGGAGATGAGAGATGAAAATAGGAACGCTTCAAGCGATGGACCTTCTGCTGTCCCTTCCGATGAAGGGGGCGTGTGAAGAGCCCTGCTACCTCGTCAATCCCGGGCTTTGGGAGGCGTGGTGTTCCGCCAAGGGTCGCGACCCCGCCAGCACGTCAGTTGTGTGGACAGAGATCGATGTCGCTGCGTCTGCCGAACTGGTTCTCCGCCAGTACATCCGGGAGCGCATCACAGGGGAGAGATCCGAGTGAACATCGCGGAACTGCACCAACACTACGCGGAGGTGCGTCGCCGCATCTCCGGAGCCGCGAAGCGCCCAGTTTGCCCGCCAAGGACTGTCCCGAAGTTGGATCTTGAGGCGGGCTTGAGCGAGCGGGAGATCCGCGTCGTTCGTAGCTTGGCGACTGGCTTGCCTCCGGCCTCAGACGATCTCAAGGCATCCATCATCCATATGATGCGTGCTTACGGCGTTCCTTGGATGGCCCTGACAGGCGCAAGCAGGGTACGCCGTGTGGTCAATTGCCGGCGAGCAATCATCTGGATTTTGCACCTGCGAGGATGGAGTACGACGAAAATAGCGAACTTTTTTGGATTCGATCATTCGTCGATTGTCCACGCGCTGGACAAGATCAACCCAAGGAGAGAGAAAATTGATCCTTACCTCAAGACTTCTACGAGAAATAAGGCCCGTCGATCCTTTCTCTGAAAGAACGAAGGTCAATGGCATGACGTACGGTGTTGGGCCTGCCGGCTATGATGTGAGGATCGCAGAAAGCATTCTCCTGAAGCCCGGAGCATTTGCTCTGGCATCGACCATCGAGCGATTCACCATGCGGACGGACGTAATGGGGTTTGTCCACGACAAGTCCACTTGGGCGCGCATGGGATTAGCGGTGCAGAACACCGTAATTGAGCCGGGGTGGTCAGGTTGGTTAACAATCGAACTGACCAATCATGGGTATTCTGATCTCGCGATTGAGGCAGGATCGCCCATCGCTCAGGTGATCTTTCACTTGCTCCCGGAGCCGACCGATATGCCGTACAATGGCAAGTACCAGAACCAAATGAGAGGGGCGCAGCCCGCGATTTTCGAGGAGTAGCCAATGAAAGCCAAAAGGCTTCGGCAACATAAGGGCAAGTTCGACGGCGTTGCCGCCGAACAAAAGAGGATGCGCGGCGTCCTCAATGCATCTAAAATTGCCCGCCCAGAAGCTCCCATCACGCTGCCGCGTATTGGGGGCCTGACCCTAGAGGAGATCGAAGCCAAGTATGGCCCGATCTCAAAAATGAAACCGCACGGCCAACGGAGTTAATGGTCCTGCCAGCAACAGGAGTAAGTATGCGAGCCCTCTTTATGGTTCTAGCTGTCTTGGTGTCATCACCAGCCCTCGCAGAAATGTCATCGGCCGAGTTCTTCACTCGCGATAAGTCAATGAATTGGGCTGACAGCTACGAGCGGCCTACGGCGGTCGTCCCCGCAGCGCGAGGAGATGTGCAGAAGATCGTTGCCCGTCAGGCTGCCCAGAAGCTGGGACCGCAGTGGGTTGACGCCGCGCTTCGCATCGCGAAGCTGGAGAGCGGATTCAACTGCAAGGCCACTGGACCGGCCACGCGACACGGACGCGCCCGGGGCGTCATGCAGGTCATGCCGGGATCTGCCCGGGCCATGGGGTACAATCCTAGCCGCCTGCACGAATGCGAATACGGGGTCGCCGCAGGTATTGCGCACATGGCGCTATGCGTGCAATCTGGTGTTAAGACTGTTCAGGAGATGGGCCGCTGCCACGTCGCTGGCGTCGGCGGATGGAACAAGAGATTGAGCCGCAACGCGGAGCGCTACAAGCAGCGTTATGCGGCGATGATTACGGCGAGGCGCATGTAGCCCGCAGAGCTTCGGCGAGAGCCGAAGGGCGCTGGAGTGTTTCCAGCGTTTAACGGACGCCGATTGGTCGCCCTGATTGGCTCTGTTTTGTCCCTGAGTAGGCCCCCGGCTTGTCACCGGGGGCCGATCTCATCACCGCCAGATAGCAGCGATGTTTGTGCTATCGATGCTACCATCGGGGGACTGCGCGGTTATGGTGCGTGGGGTTTGGTTCTGCGTAGCCTGAAACATCGCCGCGCCCCTAAACGGCGTCCCTATGCCGCGATCTGTTGCGTAAACTTGATCTGCACCGGTCCACGTAAACGACCCCGGGGAAAAGTTGTACGCGCCAGTGGACAACACCACACCAACGTCGTTGGCCTGAACATTCGCGCTGAGAACAACAGGGGCTGCGGCGTCCCCTCCTGTGCTTCCAGATGTAATCGACACCGGCGTAGTCGATTGAAGCCCGTAAAGAGCGAAAACGCCGACTTCACATCCACGTCGAGGGCTTCGGTCGAAAACAACAGAAATGTTTCCAGACGACACCGATGTCGGAAGAGTGACCCCGAAGAGCCAAGAGTAGATAACGCTGCTAAATCCGTCGCCGAGCACTCTATAAGACGCTCCGATGGAGGTTGCGGCGACGCCAGCCACCGACAATGATGTTATGCTCCCAAAGAAATCGAATTGATAATAATTTACGCCAATAACGACGTATCTTGTTGTATCTGGGACGCCAAGAGGGACGCTCGAAAAGGTGTATGACCCATTCTGGACCGTCGTCCCAACGCTCGTTACAAACGAGATGGACTTTTGGATATTGGATGGGATCGCGATGATACCCGGGATCATGCGAAGCTCCGTCCAGCAAGTGTGATGATGATGTAGCTCGAAGAGCGAATGTCGTAATAGAGCACATCAGTCGCGTTCGCCGTGGTCGAGAGTGTCGGCGGGGTCGCGTTGGCAAACTTAAAGTTAGAACCCCAAGTCAGCGTGCGCGATCCGGTCGCGTCTTGCTGGATAATGAGCCGGCCCTTCTGGCCCACTTTTGTGTTCGTCGGGTTGGCGAGCGTGCGATTCCCATTGAGCGTCAGGATGAAGTCGAATCCCGCGCTCATGTCCCACGAAAACGTAGTCGAAGGCGGCGTCGGCTCTGTGAGCGTTACTTCGCTCATCGCGTTCCACACCGCATTCGGGTTGAGCAGTTTGTTAGAGACGTTTTCGCGCCAGTTGGCCGCAGTCGCCTGATCCGCACTAAGCGTTACGTCGCCAGACAGCGATCCGCCGCCGGTCAGGCCCGGGCCGGCAAACACATCGCGCGTCGCGAGAATAGCGTTGACCGTGGATGTAGGGTTGTCTGCCAGAGCTACGTTGGTGCCGTCAGAGAAGATGGAGACCGTCTCTCCCTGCGGTATCGAGACAGAAGACCCACCACCGCTGATCGGCGCAACCGTCACAGTGAAACTGCCGGTCGTGGCGTTTCTCACAATCCACTGACCGCCAACGATGCCGGTCGATCCGGAGTTTAGCGGTAGCGTGTAGACGGCGTTACCCGTCATCGCGCCGGAGATCGTGAGGATCAGGTTTTGGGCCTGCGAGGTGCTCAGGTTGACGGTGCCGACCGAGCCCGTGGCGTTGAGCGAGAGAATACCGCCAAACGCCTTGTCGATGATGTCCCAGTCGTTGTTCACCGGGACCGACCATCCCGTCGGGCTCGACGCATAGTCGTTGTATGCGGGCTTCTCGATGCTCTTGTTCGTCGTAAAGGAGGAAGCCATTCCCGTGCCCTCAAATATGCCTGTTCGCGACTTCCAGAGCCTTGGCGACGGTATCGTCGTGCTCCTTCAGCAGCGTTTCAGTGCTGGATGTTACATGGTTCTTTGCGGCCTTGGCGAGGGCCTGCAAGTTGACTGCACCACCCGTCGCGCGCCCGGGGCGCAGCGCCGGAATTGTGAGGGGGCGGGGCTCAGGTAGCGTTTCCGCCTCTCCCTCGACCAAGGGCTGGCGCGCACCGACAGAAAGCGTCTTAATGATCGTATCAGACAACTTTCTGGCAGGGGTTTCGCCTTTTGTTTGCGTTGAAAGACGCAATAGATCCCGAGCCATTTCTGGATTAAGGAGGGCCTCAGAGATCAGGTCGTCAACATTTCTCATCCCGGCAGAACGCATGGATTGGGCAACGGCAGCAATGGTTCCGCCAGCAAACCCCGCCAAAGCGCCTGTCACTGTTCCAGTAAGCTGCTGCCCAGCAAGACCAGTTACAATTGGGCCAGTCATTTTGGCAATAGACGACCACATCGACTGAGCTTTTTCCGTCGCCGCAGGCATGTCTTGCGCCGTCGTTGAACGGCCACGCAAAGCGCTTCCCGTCAGCGATCTATTAGAACGGTGCAGGTCGTTTGCCAGAGCCTGAAGTGTGTTCACCTGCTCAGGGCTTAGCGCTTGCGAAAGCGTCCGCCTATTCTGGCGAATGAAGTTCTGGAACTGAGCTGACTTGATTAGCAGAGCCTCGGATGTCCCTGCCTGCGTCGTAGATAGAAAGCGGTTGCGGATGTAATCGGCTACAGCCCTTTGGAGCCCCATTTTGGCATCAGGGTCTCCCTCGGTCGCTTGAGCAAGGCGACGCATTTCCGACGCGGCGTTCGGTCGA